TTTGAAACTGCTAAACCTGCATTGCATAGAATTGGTAAAATCTATGGAATGGAAATTGGAATGTATAGTGAAACTCTAGGTATTGCAGGAACAGCCGACTGTATTGCCGAATTTGATGGAGAACTTTCAATTATTGATTATAAGACATCTGAAAAACCAAAGAAACGTGAGTGGTTAGAGCATTACTTCGTTCAAGCAATGGCTTATTCTGCAATGCTTTATGAATTGACGGGATTAGAAGCAAAGAAGTTAGTCATTATTATGACTTGTGAAAATGGAGAACTTGTTGTTTATGAGGAGAAAAATCTTGCAAAATACCTCAAGCTTCTGGTAAAATATATCAAGCATTTTGTAAAAGAAAACACAAACAATGGAAATTAATAATGAAGTTCAAGAGATAATCAAATCTAAATTTTTATCTCCAGAAAAGTTTTCACTTGATATTGAACGTTATGTTAGAGATAATACTTGTAATTATATTGATGGTATCGTTCAATACTGTGAAGAAAATGAAATTGAATTAGAAACGGTTTCAAAACTAATGACGAAACCATTAAAGGATAAATTAAAAAATAATGCAGCAGACCTTAATTTTCTTAAAAAAGTAACAAAATCTAAAAAGGTTGTTTAAACGTGAACCCATTTCAAGTTTTTTGCAGTTTTCTTGCTTTGAAGCAGCATTTCTGCAAACCATCTTATGATGTAATTAAATATAATTGGAAGACCCGAGCTTCCTTAACTTCTTTTAATAAACGTACTGACCGTTATTTTTATGAGAGGTTATCTAGAAAAAAGAACGAACAGGAAATTAAAAACTTCTTCATTGCAAATTTTGTAGGCTGTGATAATCCACAGTCTGTTTATATTACAGATTTAATGAAAGATGGAGAAGATACTTATGTTGAGTGGATGAAAAGAGTTCAAAGTCTTTCATATCTGTTTGAAGCTGAAGCATCGGTTTTTATATCAAAAGATAGATTTAATGAGTTATTTGAATGTAAAAATAATCAACATTCTCCACTTATACGTAAGTATCTACAAAAAGCATTATCAATTGAAACTCTTGTAATACTGGATAAAATCTTGCATTATGTAGAGGACTACAATAAAGTGTTAGATGACCCCCTATGGAACTCGTTAAAATTAAAAATAACGAAGTATAAACCGTTGCTAAATATAGATACTAAAAAATATTCAAATATATTAAAGGAGATTATTTGTGAGTGATTTTTTTGATTCAGAAATGGTAAAGATAACAATGGATGAACTGCAAGAAATGCAGGATAATTTATTGTTGGGCATTTTTAATATTCCGTATTATTCAATAGAAGAAAAAAAAGAATATTTGAAGTCTATGAAAGACTTTCTAGAAAAACAAAAAAATCTATTGTTTAGAATGTCTCTCTCTGATGACCCACAAGCTCAAATTATTAAAGAACAAGTTCTTGAGGCTGCTAGTCTTTTTGGTTCAAAAGAAGTTCATAGTATGGATGAATATTTTAAAGTATTAGACGATCCAATTAAAATGATTGAAAAGTCACTAGACCTGTGATAGGATAATCTTGGCTAGGTAATCCAAGTAAAAAAAGCTAAACCTTATACCGCAACATTGCAACATCGCATTTAACAATTATGTCTTTCGCTGATTATAAAAAGAAATCAAAGCTTGGTTCTTTGACTGAAAAACTTGTTGAAAAATTCAACAAGATGGACGAAGGTTCTTCTCGTGAAGAAGATACTCGTATCTGGACTCCCAAAATGGGCAAGTCTGGGACTGGAGAAGCTACAGTGCGTTTTCTACCAGGGGGTGGAGGACACGATGAGGAAGCCTATGTAGAGGTCTACTCACACGCATTTAAGGGGCCTACAGGTAAATGGTTAATTGAGGGTTGTCCTACTACTATTGGGGAAAGCTGTGTAATTTGTGAAGAAAATCGCAAATTATGGTCCGAAGGAAAAGAAGGTATTGTCCGAGGTGATGACGATAATGCTGGGCGTAAGAGAAAGTTGAGTTATTACTCAAATGTTTATGTTATTGATGACCCCGTAAATCCAGATAATAATGGTAAGGTTAAAATCTATAAGTATGGCGTAAAAATTCTAGACAAGATTAAACTTGCGCAAAAACCCACATCCAAGAGAAAGAAGGCTCTTGACGTTTTTGATATGTTTAAAGGTGCTGATTTCAATATCGTCATCAACAAAAAAATGAAATATTGGAATTATGATGACTCTGAATTTCTTGAGTCTGAACCTCTTCTTGAAGGAGATGAGGATAAGCTAGAAGAAATATATAATTCTCTTTATGATTTGACTGAATTTACAAATCCAAAGAATTTCAAATCTTCAGAAGAATTGAAGGCTCGTTTGAACCTTATCTCGGGTTATAGTTCTAATGCTTCTACAAAGAAGCCAGACCCTGAACTTGAAAGTGAAATGGAAGAAGATTACTCTAATGTAAAGAGTAAGACTGCTTCTATTCTTTCAAATGATGACGACGATGAGGATGATGAAGATAATGAAGATTATCTCGCAAGGTTCTCAAAACTTGCTGAAATGTGATTTTATAATTAAAGCCTCTCGCAATGAGAGGCTTTTTTATGCTTCAGTTATCTTAGAATTATAAACTCTCTTTGTTTTATTATCTATAGTTTCACTAGATGGAGCATAGCTCATAATATTTTTCATATCACTAATAAATACGCCAAGATATTCTGGTTTAAGAAGTAATATCTTTCTATGATCTTCGTTTAAATCAACTTCATATTCATAATTAGTTACTTCTCTTTTGAAATCTTTAATATCAATCTTTACTCCTGCAGTATTTAAATAGCTAATTTGATTAACATTGCATATAGTAACTTTAAGTCCGGGTAGAGGATAATTAATATCTCCAATTGAGTTGAATTTAAATTGCGCTTTTGGTCTAATCGTATCTACTTTAATTTTAAGGTCGTCAATAATATCAACTCCACCAATTTGACTACCTTTAATGGTAATTTCTTCATTCACTATGAAATCATTCCCACCTTCAACTAATGTAACTGCATTAATTTTACCATTATTATTTCTTTTTATATTGAATTTAGCAGATTTTCCTTTAAGAATACCATCTAGATTAATCAGATTATAAGTTATTCCTGCTTGATTTATAAGTGTAGTTCCATTATAATAACTAATTGTGTCTATAGAATTTGCAGTATATATTCCATACAAACGGAGTTGATTCGTAATATTAATAGGAACTCCACTATTGCTTTTAATAGTGATTTTATTCGTACTCAAATCTCTATTATAAACTGTCAATTCTCCACCCCAAGTGCTAGGCCATCCATATAATGAGTTTGGAATAAATACATTTTTTATTTCAGTTCGTCCATAAACAAAAAGATTTGAGTAATTAATTCTTGAGTATTCTGGGTAGTAGCTAAAGTTATCAAATATTGGTTCTTCTCTTTGCTGAATTCTTATATCTGTAATTTGATATTCTGGACCGTTATATGCTTCACCTACTCCTTGATTATTTCTTTCCCACACTTCAAGATATTGACCTAAATTGAAATTAACTTCAAAGGGGTATTGCTCATTGTTAATTGGAAATTTCTTTAAGTCGTAGGAGTTTTTATTTGAAACTGTATTAAATTCTTGACAAATATCTGGGTCTACTTTTAGTTTTTTGGGAATTACAAGACGTTGATACTCATCACGAATTTCAATAGTTTCAAAGTATTTTGTTTTGGTGAATGTATCTTCAGAGACATATTTATCAATCAGATATTCGTATAAATCTTCATTAGTTAAAGTCCATTGAGATGGATAACTTGTGATATTATTAGTGATTAAAATTACCCAATCAAGTTCAGGGTCTCCGTAAATTCTATCTGCAATTTGGTCTGGTCTTTCTCCATCTTTAATTTGATAGTATTGGAATACTGTAACAGCACCTGCAATATCTTCACGAAGTTTAGCTCGCCTAAAGATATTCTTTGCAAGAGTATAATCTTCATTTGAAGATTGGTTTGCAAATCTTGAAAGATATTCAATATTTGGAAGCTCGTTAAAATACGCCATTTTAGAAACCTATCTCGTCGTCAAGTACTCTAGGTTGGTCTTCATAACTACCATTAATAGTACCAATAAGATTATTAGATATTGTATCTTGATAATCACTTTCATAAATTGGCTCAAGTTCTTTAAACTGTAAATTTATTTGATAGCGAACTGGCTGACCTTCTTCAAATGCAGACCATTGACCGTCAGCATAACTAGTTTGAATATTAGTTAGGGCGCATATCTTAAACTTATTTAATCCTGCAATGTCCTTTTCTTTTCCATTTTCATCAAAAGTTTTATATTGAAGTTTAAATACATTTGGAGTTGCTAGTAAAAATGATGCGGCTCCATATCCAGCACTTAGACTTCTACTTTTTTTTGCAGCCATTCCTTGCTTAAAGAAGCGAATAATTTTTCTACAAGTTGCAGCTTCTTTTTCACTTCTTGGTGAAAGAACATATCCAAATTGAAAACCTCTTAACATTGGTCCACTAAAAAGAAGTTCTAAATTTGAGTTTGCAACAACTCCATATCCTCTTGAGAGAATTGTTTCAGGTGAAATCTCAAACCCCGCTCTTTTTAAAAGAAGTGATCGAATTGCTGCGGCTGTAGTAGGATTACTCAACCCTCCGATTAAGGAACTTGCTAAAGCATTCTTTGCTCCTTGAGACTTTAAAATGTCACTTAAACCTGGAATATCTTTAATACTTGCAATTCCCCCCGCGAAAGATGTAGCAATATCTGCAATTGCGATTTTCCCCATATCTCCAGCAGCAGCCATACTCATAGTATTTGTTTCGTCTCCATTTCCCCAATTTACTTGATTAGTGTCTGAAACATTATTTGGAATGGGTAGAGTTACAGTTTGTATTGGTTTTTTTAATGCACTTTGTCTTTGGGCTCCACTTTTAAAGATAGTATCTTTTTGATTTCCTTCAAATATATCTCTATAAGGCGCTTTATACTCATATTGAGTAATGCGAAGAATATCTTGACGGTTTTTAATGATATCTTCTGGGTAATATAAAGGAGATGGAAATATTGAAGACATATCTGTTCCAAATTCAACGGTGGAAATATCAAGTGTTCCTAATACTTGCTTCACTAGTCCTGAAAGACCTCCACTATTTTCAGATGGAACTGGAGTTCCAGATGTTCCAACATCTCTACTAGCCGCATTTTGTGCTACAAACGCAGGTATTATATTTCGCTTATCTCCACCTAACGGTTTAATGGTGCTTATTGTTTTAGAATTTACCTCTTGTTTTTCTGATTGTGTTGTAATTGAGCCTGTAAGGGAACTCCAAACTCCATTTTTATAGACTTCTTGTTTATTTCCAATAACTCCACCTATTATATTATATAATAATAATCTAGTATCTCCATTCGTCGGGTTATATCTTAACTCTAACCAAGTTTCTCCTCCTAATAATGGCTGCTCTATTGGCTTATAAAATTTTGAATTAATAGTTTTTTCAGCCATTACCCTTTAAGGTGAAGAAAGTGAATCTGGATAATTCCAAACTGTGTATTTTGGAATGTGTTGACCTTTATTATCTACAAATTTTTCAGTTGGTAATAATGAAACTCCACCCCAATCATCTTCAGGTACTTTATATAAATCAGTTACAACATTTGCAAATAGATAATTCTTTAATGTTTTACGAGGTGCATTACCTACTCCTTCTTTATTTAGGAATGATTTTGTAACCCCTGCTCTATACGATGGGTTTAAGTAATGAACGTTCGCGCCAAAGAATAAGCCTTTACCTGGATTTACTTCCATTACATATACCAAAGGATGTTTATCCCAGAACTTATACTTTTGAGGATACTTGGCTGAATATAAGAAAAATACTAAATCACCAGGAATAATGAAGTTAGTATCCAATTGATTTGAGTCCTTTTTTTGATAACTCTCAAGTTCATTCATTAATCTATTCGTATACCAATCTCCACTTTTAAAGCCATTTTTACCAGCTTGCTTTAGAATATCTTCCGAAATCATAACTTAATCCCCAATTGATCTTCTGTGAATATTTTAAATTCCCATCCTTTGGCTTCACAATATTTTTCCGCAGCACTCCACTTTTGCTGATTTACCGCCCAAGTTTTTACTTGATACGCCCAGGACCTAGTTTTTCGTTTCGGGTTCTTTTCGGGTTCTCTTAAATCTTTTTTGGGTTTAACCTCAATTACTGCTTTTTTGATATTACCTTCTTTATCTTTATATTTAATATAGAAATCTGGAAAGTATTTGTGATACTTACCATCTATAGGGGAAACATAAGGAATGAAAAATTCTTCAGATTGATAGGATAAGATATTTTCAGATAAATCGCAGTATTGCATAAACTTTAATTCATACGAAGAGCGATAATATATTTCAGTACAATTTCCATCATACTTACTAGGGTTCTTTGGTTTGAATTTTCCTTGACTATAATTAACTTCTCTAGCCATTCCTAAATATATAAGGATTTTTAGTATTTAGGAATGGATGAAGAGTTAGGTAAAGGTCCAGGTACAGGATTACCTGATATAGGCTTAACGTATATAAAGCAATCTGATTCTAGACAATCTAGGGATAGGCGCTCTATTTTACTTCCTGGTATAGTTGATATGCTGGGAGCACTTTCTGTTACCAGCCAATTTAAGGTATCTTTGCATTTGACTAAAGGTTTGGGCAATGCAACGCTTATGGACCATTTGACTAAAGTTGGAGTATTAGACAGCATTCCTGACATTGTATCCTATGACTTCTTTTGTTCTGATGCGTCATTACCTGGAGCATCTTTTGATTCGTCTCAAGAAGTAGGAAGTCGTCAAGGAATTATTGAAAACTTCCCAACTAAAAGAATATATCCTCCATTTGAAATGACTTTTTATGTAGATAATGAATATAAAATTATTAGATTATTTGAAGAGTGGATGAATTTTATAAATCCACTTTATAGTTATAATGGTATAGCCGAAGTAACAGGCATTGGACAAGGCGACTATAAAAATCGTCCAGATTTTTTCCGTATGAGATATCCAGATGAATATAAAAGAATTATATCAATAACAAAGTTTGAAAGAAATTTTCGTAAAAACGGGTCAAGCAACCTTAATGATATGACTAAAATTACATATCGTATGATTGATGCATACCCAGACCAACTTAACTCAATTCCAGTAATGTATGAGGGTAGTATAGTTACGAAAACTACGGTTAGATTTTTATATAATAGGTATGTTATTGAATATAATAAGGGTAAGTCTAACGTATAAATAAAAACACTGAATAAATTAAAATATGCCTTTACCTAAAATTATTACAAGTCAATATGAATTGATTTTACCTTCAACGGAAAAAGTAATTAAATATAGACCTTTTCTGGTAAAAGAGGAAAAAATATTATTAGAAGCTAAAGAGTCTAAAAATGAAACTCAAATTATAAATTCACTGAAGCAAATTTTAAAGAATTGCATTCTTACTAAAGGAATTAAAGTAGAAGAATTGCCCTCATTTGATATTGAGTATATTTTTCTTAACATACGAGCGAAGTCTGCAGGAGAAAATTTAGATATAATTTATACTTGCGATGATGACGAAGAAACTAAAGTCCCATTAACAATCTTCATTGATGAAATCAAAGTTCAAAAAGACCCAGAACATTCTAGAGATATAGTATTACAAGATAATTTAATTCTTCGTATGAAGTATCCATCTTTGAAGCAATTTGTAGGAAAGGGCTTTGATATTGGAGAAGTTGGTGAACAATCTTCATCTGAAAAAATTGAGAAGTCTTTTGAAATTATCGCATCTTGTATGGATGTAATTTTTAACAATGAAGAAAGTTATGCAGCTAGTGATTGCACTAAAAAAGAATTATTTGATTTTCTAGATGACTTAACCAATCCACAATTTAGTAAAATTGAGAAGTTCTTTTCTACAATGCCTGTATTAAAGCATACTGTAGTCATTGAAAATCCAAAAACCAAAGTAAAAAATACACTTACGTTAGAGGGGCTAACAAGTTTTTTTACCTTGTGATGGGTTATTTTGACCTAGCCGATTATTATAAAATGCTATTTTCACTTCAAGTATTTTGGAATTGGCCTATGCCAATGGTAGAAGAGTGGACCCCTGCAACTAGAGAACTTAATATTTTAATGTTAGCAGAACATATAGAAAAAGAAGAAGCTAAACGAGCAAAAAATTAACATCTAAATACTGTTGGATAACAGTATCAAGAAATGTTTAAAAGTTTCATTAGTCCAGAAAAAATTATAGGGAATGGAACTAAAGCTGCATCCCCTGAAGCTTTTTCTAACTTTATGCTGGGAAGAGAAACCTCATTGGGGGAGAAGGTATTAAAGAGTGCGACAAATAATATTTCTAATTTTTCAAGAAAAGGAGTAAGCGTAGATACAAGTTCAAATATTTCATCACTACTAGAAACTATATCTACAAATATAACTAATAATGTAGATAATTCTATTAATAATACTTTAAATTCCTTTAAAACTGAAATACAAACATCATTAAGTGATATTCAAAAGCAAGTTCAAAGTAATCTTTTGAATTCCTTTAAAACTGAAATACAAACATCATTAAGTGATATTCAAAAGCAAGTTCAAAGTACTCTATCTACAGTAATTCAGAATTTTTCAAAAGATTATCAGCAAAGAATACAAAGTAAAGAAGATAATAAACCTTCAAATATCTCAAAAGATTATCAGCAAAGAATACAAAGTAAAGAAGATAATAAACCTTCAAATGTCTTAAAGAATTATCAGCAGCAAGTTCAAAGTACTCTATCTACAGTAATTCAGAATTTTTCAAAAGATTATCAGCAAAGAATACAAAGTAAAGAAGATAATAAACCTTCAAATGTTCTAAAAGGATTTTTAGGGTTATATCAAAATGCTATAGATTTTGTATCTTTTTTCGGGGATAGTAAAAATAATAAGAAAATTGAGACTAGCCTTAAAAGCCTTCGTAGTATGTTTGACGAAAGTTTTAACACAGCTATAGTTATTCGTCAAGTAATCAATAAAATTGTTAAGCAATTATCAAATCTTCCTACTGCTTCTGGTAATGCTGGACCCTTAAACTTGGATGTTAGTGTTCCAGGTGGACGTTTAAAGCAAGCTGGTGGAGCATCTATTGGTAAATTCCTTAAGGGTGGAGGTGGAAAAATACTCGGTGCTGGAGTAGTTGGAGCTGGAGCACTTGGAATGATGAATATGCAAGCAGCGCGAGCAAGTCAAGAAGAGAAATTAGCAGAGACTGCGAAGAAAGGTGTAGGTGGTGAAGATAAACCTAACGAATTTATGGAAGGTCTGAATAGCATCATAGAACGATTTTCAGATGCTATTGATGGCTTATTAGGTCGTAAGAAAACTCCTCCAGGTGGAGGTGGCGGGAGTGCTAGTAGTGGTGGAGGTTCTACTAATGGAGGGGGTGGAACTACTGGTGCTGGAGGTGGAGGTTCTCCTACGTTAGTAACGGGATCAGAACAAGAAAAAGTTGAAAAAGTTTTGGGATCATATGAGGGATCTAAATTAAAAGCATATCAAGATACTAACGGAATTTGGACAATTGGTGAAGGAAATACTAGAATCAATGGTAGAGCTGTAAGACCAGGGGATACAATTACTGCCGAGCAATCAATCCAAATGAAAAGGAGTGCGATTGAAGAGCATAGACAACGAGCAATAAATCAAGTTGGATTGCAAAAATGGAGTAGTTTACCAGAAAATACAAGAGTTGCTTTAACTTCTCTTGTTTATAATTATGGGTCAATACCACCTAAAGTTTTACCCTCAGTTAGATTAGGAGACTCTGAAAAAATAGCCAGTGCAATTGAAGGATTATCTGGAGATGATAGTGGAGTTAACGCATGGAGAAGAAAGGATGAAGCGATGATTATTAGGACGGGAAAAAGTAGTAGGGTTAATATTTACCCATCTAATACAACAAGAGTTTCACAGCAAATATCACCTACAGTATCACCTACAGTATCCCCTCAACCAGCAAAAAAACCACCAGCGGCAACTCCAGCCCCCCGCCCAAGCCCTAAAGTTGAACCAGCTCAAAATCCAAAAGCTAGAGAAGTATCGCAAGCTATAACATCTCCAGGTCAAAATGCAAAGAATAATGTAGAGGTTGCATCATTACCTCCAAATATAACTGTTATACCAGGAGGGGAGTCTCAAAATAGAGGTGGAGTAGTGCCACTCTCCCCACCATCAGGAGATGCACCAGATGTTTCAATGTATGGAAGCACTGGAAATCCAAACAATCCAAATCCCTACACAAGTCTTATTCTTGGAATGAACTTTGCATAATATGGCTATTACTACACTGCCGTCTACACTTATATCTTCGGCTAACAAAATTGTTGCAATAAATTCCAAATCCAAACCTTCATTGGTAAGGGCTCAAACTGAATATAAAAAATTTGGTAATTTTATAGAAACTAAAAGTAAGGAAATCGAAAGAATTTCACTTCCTGATAATAAGAAAATACAAAAACTTGCGGATATAAATGTAGTTAATACTTTTGGTTCTGCTGGAGGGCTACTTAAAGGATTAGTCGGTGGAGGATTAGATATAGGTGGTCTTGTGAGGGGATTTTTCCCAGGAGAAAACACTAAAGTTGGAGCGTCATCAAAGATTGGGACACCCAAAGTAAAACCAGCCCTCAAGGGAGGAAAATTAAGATTAGGTGGACTCCGAGCATTGGGAGTTGCGAATTCACTTTTTGCTGGATTAGATTTTGCAACTGGTCTTACTGAAGGTGAAAGTGTAGGAAAATCTGCTGCAGGCACTTCAGGTTCTCTTGCAGGTTCATTATTAGGTGGCGCAATAGGACAAACACTTATTCCAATTCCAGGTCTGGGATTTGTTCTAGGAAGTGTAACTGGGGGATTTCTTGGTGGATTTGGCGCAGATAGAGTTTATGATACTGTAGCGTCTCAACGAGAGCTAAAGGCAAGGCAAGATGCTAAACTCAAAGAGCAAAGTCAATCTTTCAAAAAAGGAGGTAAGGTTGAAAATCAGGATAATATACTAGATAAATTTGGAGGGATTGTTGATAAATTTGAAGGGTTTGTGAGTGGGATTGTTGGAGGGATTTTTGGATTATTTGGAATGAGTGAGAATAAAGTTGAAGGATACTCTGAGGAATTATCAGATAAAGATTCTCCACAAAAAACTTCTGGGGGTGAATTAGGAGGAAGTATTAGTTATGGTACTGGAAATGCTGAATTTGGAGAAACTGGAAATGTATCAAATACTGTTGGATGGGTTCACGGTCATTTTCAAGGAGCGAACTCACAAAGTGTAACGAATGATACTACAAAGGTAGTAAAAGCTCTTTTATTACAAGGTTCTCCAGTTTATTTAAAACAACCCAGAGGATCTATTGATTTAATTCCATCCAAAAAATATACAGATGCGGAATTGAGGGATTATGTTGAAAATGCAAGATTGTCTCATACTCATAGTGGAACTGGGAGTTCTATTGATGTTTTTGTTAAAAAAGGAACTAAAGTTCCAGTTCCTCTTACAGATATTGGCCCCAGTGGAACAGGCTATGGAGGCTATGGTAGAGGAGGAAATGCAGGTTATATTCAAGGGACTAGAACTTGGATTGGACATTTAACTAAAGATTCTAAAGTAGGCTTATCTGCAGCTAAAGGTGAGGTAAAAGGTACAGAAAGTCCTAATATTTCTAAAGATAAAAATTCCCCTACTTCTACTGGACCAGTGGTTTCAAAAGTGCCATACAATAAAAGTAAAATTCAATCAGATGTTGAAGGATTTAGACAATTTAGAAGTCAAAAATTTGGAGCAAGTAAATCTAGAGTTGCAACTGCGGGTCCTCAAAATTTTCAAATTAGAGAAATGGAGGTGCCTGGAAATAAGGGATATCAAATAAATCCATTAGCAGATGATACTAACTATGAAATTTCTGCACCCAAGGGTGCAGGACATTTGGAAAATAGAGCGTTTGATATACCTGTACCTGATACTAAATCGGGAGATGTAGTTAATCAATATTGGACCTCTAGAGGATATAAAACTTTATGGAAAGTTAAAGACCATTTCAATCACGTTCACGTTGAAATTCCAAAAGAAAAAGTAAAAGAATTTACAAAAATAAATTTAAAATCTCAAGTAACCACACCTCCACCAAGAAATCAAGATGTTAGTTATGATTACTCACCCTACTTACAAAATCAAAAAACTCTAATAGTGAATAATCCTTCTGCAATTATCGCTGCTGGTGGGGGAGGTTCACCCAAACCTACTATGGTTCCAGTTCAATCTGGAGGTGGTGGAGGTAAAGCTGTGGTAGTTGTTGCATCAAATCTAAATAGCATACTGGATGCTAAACTCGCCATTACATAATGTCTATAGCCGCTAATTCTCTACAGGCAACTGCCTTTGAAATCCAATCATTAGATGGAAAGACTACCATTGATTTGGCTGGTTCTAGTTCAATCTTATTTCTAGATTATTTTGAAGACCTTTTATCCCCCTGTATTACAATGACCATACAGGTGATGAGCAGCACCTCACTTACAAATCTTTTACCTATTCGTGGTGGAGAAAAAGTTTCATTAAGTATTAATACTGCATTTGGAGAACTTGCATTTACTGGAGATGCTGCACTTTATGTTTTTAAAGTAAGCGATATAATCGCAGATAGCACAAGTGAAAGATTTATATTACATTTAGTTTCAAGAGAAACTATTACAAATGAAACCACTAGATGTGTGAAAAGATATGATGGAAAAATTAATGAAAGTGTGAAAAAGATTTTAAAAGAAGTTCTAAAAACCACTAAATTTAAAGACGAAAATATACAAGAAGTTGCAAATACATATTCTTTTATTGGGAATATGAAGAAGCCATTTAATGTATTAACTTGGCTATGCCCTAAATCTCTTCCTACGCAAAACTCAAATAAAACCTCTGAAGTTGATAAAAAAGGAATGGCGAAAGGAGTTTCTGGATTTCTTTTTTATGAAAATAGGGAAGGATTTAATTTTAAAAGTATTGAGTCTTTAGTAAGTAGAACTAATATCGGAACTGCAGATTTAAAAAATATCCCAAAATATGCTTACACTCAAGTAATTGAAAGTAATACCGTAGCAAATGAATTTAAAATATTAAACTATGAAACTCAAAAGAATTCAGATTTAATTAAAAGTTTAAGAGTTGGAATGTATTCCAATCTTACTTATTTTTATAACATCTATACTAATAAGTTTTCTAGGTATCAATATAATTTAAAAGATGAAATTAAAAATGCAAGTAAGTTAGGAACTGATGATACTATTCCAGTATCAGAAGAACTCGGAACTTCCGTCTCTAGAATTCTTTTCAGAACTTCAGATATTGGTGTAATGGATAATGATTTTAAATCAGATAAATTTGATGAAAGTCAGCAAAGAGATATTGCAGATATGGCGAAATCTGCTTCAAGATATAATATTTTGTTTACACAATCACTAAATATGATAGTTCCTTGCAATGTTCAACTAAAAGTTGGTGATGTCATCTATATAGAGTTACCAAGAATAGAAAGAAGCAATAATAAAAGAGCTGATGATAAGCAAAGTGGATATTATTTAATAAAAGAACTTCGTCATCATATGGAACCTGGAACAGTCGTTACGAGTTTAAGATTAATTCGTGATAGTTATGGACTTTATGGAGCTGAAAATAACACTTAAATCCAATGAACCTACAAGAAACAATAAAAATTATTCAAGATGAGTTATATAATAACTCTATAAATAAACAAAGAGAAAGACATTTGGAGGCATATCTTTCTGAATTAATTGAATATTCAGAAAGACATCCAGAAGTAACTAAATTACCTGGACCTCTTACTATCTTTTGTGATTTAAATCCAAATGCTAAAGAATGTAAAATTTTTGATTTATAACTGATGATTGATGAAACTCTATTTAAAACTAATCATTTAGGAAAAGATGGATTTATCTGGTGGCTAGGGCAGGTAGCGCCTCATACGGCCTGGAAGAAAAGCTCTGCCGTTACTAATCCAGATAAATCAGGTAAGAGTTGGGGAGAACGCTGTAAGGTTAGAATTATAGGTTATCATACATTTAATAAAAATGAATTAGAAGATAAAGACCTTCCTTGGGCTCATATTCTTTTAGACCCTGGATTTGGTAGTGCTCAAGGTGGCGAAGGTATGACTAGCAATCTAGTTGGCGGAGAAAGTTGCTTTGGTTTCTTTTTAGATGGAGATGATGCACAACAACCTGTAGTTGTAGGACTTTTATATAGAAGTACTGCCGTAAAAAACTACGACATAGACAATGACGTTGCGTTTAGACCTTTTACAGGTCACCCAAATAATAATATAACTCCAACTAAATTAGAAAGAAGAGTAGATAAAATTGTAAAGGAAGCTACTACCGCTCCAATAACTCCATCTCAAAGTCAAGCTGGTATTGGATGGACTGAAGGTAAATTTACATTTAATACAGATTTAGATTTTGGGATTAATTCAACTATACCTAATGTTTTAAACTATGGAGATAAAATCATTGCTGGAGAGGTATCTCAAGCAATGCTTGGAGTGTTTAAAAAAACTGATATCACATTCACCAATCCAAATGGATGTAATAATAATCTCATAGGTCAAATTACAGAAAAACTTCAAAGTTTTATCAGCTTTACGAATGGGTTAGATAAGTATGCGAATGTTTACTTGGACCCAATATTAAATGAAATTGTAGATATTAAGAATACTATAAAA